GCTTCAACTTGCTGACCGATAACATCGACCAGCTGGTCGGTAATCGGACGGACGGTTTTTGGGTCAACATCAGCGATTGTACATGAACGGAAATCACGGTCTAATTTTTGAGTGCCTATGATCGGTTGACCGTTATCGTCCATCTTTATCATCCATGGATCTGAGAATCGAAGAGTGCGTTTTAGTTCGCGCAACTCATTCAACTGGTCAACGCTGAAGTATTTTCCTATGAGTATTGGGGCGACCATTTGCCTGCCCAAACAACCAGAACATTTCTCCAGCCTTTGGTAAGTGTGGTACACTCGTGCCAATGATGCGCTGGGAAGATTACAGTGTCATATAATTCCAACGGTACAGTTTCGGATACAATACGGTCGTCTCTGTATAGTTTTAACTCGCCACCTTCTAAATCGTCTGACTTTCCCAGTAAGGTGATGGAGGTGAAATAACGGTTCATCAGATAGTCAGGAGGCTCATCGTCAGTATGCATTTTAAATTTGCCAGAAGGTGATGTATACTTCAAAAACTCCATCTCTTTGAAATACATATCCTCTGGCCAATCAAATGAAATAGTTTCAGCCAATTCTTTTAGAGATAAGCAAATATCAGGGAACTGAAGAAACTTGACTTTAGAATGCATCGCATCTCTAGTGTCGCGGTTCAGTTTTGGTTTATCCTCTTGCCCATGAGTGTAAACCGTGGCAGGTCGATACTCAGAATGTTCCATGAGGTCGAGCAAAGTTTCAATTTGCTCGTCATCAAATATTCTATCATGAACGTAGTATGTCATTCTATGGGCAATTGATTACCGCGAGGCAAGAAGTTCAATTCCATTGCCTCTGCTTCAATTTTAGATTTAAGCACATTGGACACATATTTGCGGCTGTCTTCAATTTCAATATTGTACTTTTCGCAAATATAAACGATAGCGTCAATATATGAAATATTTTTCTCGCTGACCGTTTGCTCAATTAATTTCGAGAATTTTACTTTCGTTAAAAAATCGAGGTCATCACTCTGAAGTTGCTGATTCATCGTCAGGTTCCTCAACGTTGATTGCTTGTACGTCAGTTTTAATCGCGTCAATCAACTGAGCAACAGAGCCATATGGCTGGCGCTGCAAATACTCTACGATACTATTGAACAGTTCTACCGAAACTGCTACTTTTTGTTCTTTGGCCATTAATCAATACCCCACACTTTATCAATATCAGAATAGTAGACTCCATGACTTCTTAAGATGTTACCATCTTTGTCATAAGAAGGAGTCAGACAAACAGAAACAACAGAACCTTCGCGCTTCTCACCATAACGGTGGTCAAGATAAACACCATCACGCAAATAGATCTGTAAGTTCTTTACATAGTTCTCAGTTATTTGGTACTCCATTCGAGCACTAGATTCTTTTGCATCTTTCTGAGAACGGATAGAACTGAGCTTTTCTCTCGCTGCTTTTAAGTATTGTTTTGCATTAACCATCGACAGAGGGTTGTCATCAGGCAAAGCCAATACATCAGGGTGTACCGTCGTATTTGTCACCTGCCTCTTCGCGCGTGCACGCGCGAGTCTCTCTGCTGCTGCGGCGCGTTGCTCTTCGGTCATTGGCTTGCGCTTGCGCTTAACTTTCTTCGACTTAATTACAGTCGGTTCTAGAGAATTGCGAATAGATTTTTTTGAAATCATAGTCGAGCCACCAACCCTTTGTAATCTTCGAGCTTAGAGATTTTGAAAGACCGCCATGCGTTTTTATCGATGTCCCAGTAAACCACATTGTCTGAGTTACTTTCAGGAGGATTAGGGTTGCTGTCCCACTTTTGTTTTTCAGTTGGAACAAACCTTTGAATTAGCGTCCCATTGGCTTCTCGGAGTTCTCCGTCTGCCTTTTTAAACGTGAAATTGACCTTACCCTGCTTCAGATGCTTGATAACTAGTTCTTTGTTAGGCAGTTTTCCTGGTTTCATTGGCATGATAATGCTCCATTAACACATTAACACTCTATTATCTACATTTCTCGCCAATAGTCAACTACTTAGGAACCATAACTTTTACGTTCTTTGGGAATGAGACCTTCGGATTGTTATGTTGGTGATACAACTTGAACGTCACATCAGGAAATTCTTTGAATAGAGACGTCCAGATCGGTCGCCAATTGTGTAAGAGTCTATGGTTATTTATTGAGCCTCTATCTGATTGAAGTACAGTATCAGTGTAAGAACGCATATTATGGTCAAAAAGCGAGTCAAAGCCATACATATGAATCTCGGTCGCTTTCAAGCGATTGGCTGAATAGTGTGCCGCCACATGACCACAATTAAAATTTGTTGCCATTTTTTGAGAATCATCATCAGGAGTCAGCTTACAATATTTCGGGACGTGTGTATAAAACTCGCGAATCTGAGCCGAACGCTGAATGAACATGGTTGGCTTGGCGTCCATCCATGCCTTTGGGCGATTACCGAGAATCCACTGATATGCGTCGAGATTCACAGATCCTTCTTCTAGCGCCATCATCATTTTGAAGTCGACAATAACTGTACCCCAGACGTTCTCAACATCAAAGGGAGGCATATTACAAATTACGAGTTTTCCTTCTCGCTCATATCTCCAGCGCTCAGGCATCAATTGTGCTGAGTCGCCATTACCTAAAATGTGAACAACTTTTTTATCAGACATTATGAATTTGCTTCCTAATTGTTTGATTCCCTTTATTACCTGTGTGATGGATTATCACTGGATTCTCGGGCACATTTTTATCAATGTAGTCAATGCGCAATACATTGTATCTATGGGGCGCTTCCGAGATGATCATCGCTTTCTTCATCGAGTCACCGCCAATCATAGAATGCAGCGCCTCTTGGTCGCCAACGTGCCTACCTGTCGCGGCTTCTGCTTTCCACTCAGATAGTATCTTGGGCATGCCCTTGAATGCAACTACTCCTGAATTATACCAATCCCCCATTTGTGGCCGACGAGTTGACCAAGGGTGGTCTTTAACCATGGTAAGTTTATTTTCATCAACATATCGAAAAATGCCAGATGGATCAGACTTAACTTCGCAGTCAGTATCCACCCAACAAACTTCATCAAACCGTGCCTTTGCTGTGAGTATCATCGCATCTATTTTTGAAAACCAACCTCGGCGTGGACATTTTACAACACGCTCGGCAAACCCAGAGACTTGGTACTTCATATCATATGACATACCAAAGTCTGCAATCACAAGTGGGAGTTTAGAATGACGCTTGTAATTATCAATGAACCAAGGGAGTTGCCATTCAGTGTTTTTATCACAGCCTGTTAGAAAACATTGCATTTATTTTTCACTCCCCAGAAACATAGATTGTGCTCAAACCCATCTTTCTTTAGTATGAATTCATAATCCGAGAACATCAATTCAAGGTCAAAATAATGCTCAAAATCAGTTTTATCTAGGTTTCTATAATAAGAACCCCACCCAGCATCAATGGTATGAGGGGAAGCCCATGGTTCACTGTTTACTGTACCGTGTTCTGGAAACCCAGGAGCAGCGCAAGTCATAATGACTAGATTATTTGTCATTCTGACCATATTTTCAAACGTCTCAACCCAAAACGGATTATGCTCGAAACAGTCAGTAGAGATCACAACATCAAAGTAATTATCAGCGGCATCATAGTCCGCTCCGTCAGCAATCTCATCGACTCCTGGACCTTCGCCTAGATCGATTCCTGTATATAAGCAATTGGCGAAGTATGGTCGGTTGCTTCCGTTTATATCGAGAGAACCTACATCGAGAACTTTAGATTCAACAAATTGATTCGGAAATTTTGCCTGACAATACTCAAGCCAATCACGAATGTTGGTGTTCATAATATTTTATAATTTTCGCCGTAGTTGTGTTTTGCCGCACAGCCTGTAGTATTCTGAATTGTAGTGAACGAATCATCTGCAACCACTGGCCATGGATAATACTCTTGAATAAAATGAAAGTTTCGATTACTGATAAAGATGTCAGTCGGACATGCTTCCGTCTTTGCCTTCTCCAACATAATTTTTGCAGCCAGAGGTTTTACTGCATACGCATGCGCACCTGGAAGGTATTGCTTAGATATGAGATCATTAACGCCGAGCGTTGAAGGAGTTACCCATTTGCCATAACTTGGGTGGCCATAAGACAAGACACCTTTATGGGAAACCTGTCGGATTTCATCTTTGATTACAGCATCATGTTCAAATATTAATACCTCTGTGTTGTTGTCAACCGACCATTCCCACAAGCGGCGATGTGATAAAAACGCAGATACACATCGCTCAAACCGAGAATAAACTTCTTTAAAGTTATCAAGTGGTAGACCTAGACCTTCAGCGATTTCGATTGGTTTTTCTTCAGGCGTAACGCCATAAACTGGCTCTACCGTCAATCCATACCTAGCAGCTGATTTTATGCACCGCTCAGCAGACTTCTCGGCTTGCTCAATTGGGATAGTAATAACAAATGCTCTCATAATTTAGTTGTCGTGGACAACCCTCTTTGAACGGTGGTGTAATATGGATTAATTACCTTCAGCCAACGAAATAACTGGCGACAAAGTATTGCATCATTTGGCCACATACCAACATCAACAACAGTTTCAAGAACTTCTTTGGCGGCATCTGGTTTGATTATATATGCACTATTTCCAGCCAATCCCATAGGCAATGGTGGTTCGTTCAGTCCATCAATGGCTGGCGCACGATGGATACCTTCACCCATCTCTTTCACTTTTTGATCGAATATCCTACCTTTGCGAGTATTGCCGATAGGATCATTCAGCCCGAGCGCCCCCCAATTATCTGAAAGGTCTGCTGGGTCAAATTTGCGAATAAATTTCGCATCGTGCTCAAGGATCATGATTGGCTCATTGCCATCTGCACATTTTTTCCAAAGCGAAAAATGACTCAGGGCACACGCTACAACTCGAGCCTCGTCATTCGCTTCATATGGTCGTTTGTACAAGCCAGTTTTGAAGTCATGACCCTCTTGCCAAGTCCAAGGCACATTTTTAGAAAAAACTTCTTTGGTTGCAGTTGCAATTGTAAGCGGTGTCACCGCTTCGAATCGAGACCAGTTTATTTTTGATTCAGTTTTTTCAATGCTCTCGACGCACTTGTCTGCCATAGCAGTCGATTGCTGATTACCACTCATTGTGATGATATATGCTTTCATTTTTGACCTATGAATACATGATCCTTCCATCTCGCGGACCGTTCACCGCCTCTGACCCATTGAGCGTTTGGACTCTTTTCCCATTCTTCGCCATTATCAATCCAATCTGCAATTACTTTGAGGTTGCACTCTTGTGCGATGCCCTTAAATGAATCACGATAGAAACGCCAGCAGTCAGGGTTATCATGCGTTGGACCAGCAGAAGGAGCAATAATAATCATGTAATGCCCTTCTTTGAGAACCCGCGTCAACTCAGCTGCTGCTCGGAATGGGTTGTAGATATGCTCAAAAGTCTGACCTGATACAACCAAGTCTACTGAATTGTCTTCAAAAGGCAACTCATATGGTCCAGGCATAACATGAGTGACGTTATCACCTGGATTAATATCGGCAATGTAATAGTTTTCGCAGACATCTTCGAATACAGGGCGATAAGTTCTGTCTCGACCTTCTTTAATGTTTCTTCCACCAAGGTCAAGTATGGTTAGATCTTTGCCGAGTCGATTGCCGAGAAGGTTTCGAGCTCGCTTCATATTCTCAAGCGAAGAAGGGTGCATTATGGAACCACCACACTGAACTGAGTTGACCCACCCTCTTGATTCAAGGATAGATTATTTTCTGCTACAAATTTATCAACCGCCTTTGTAACTCCATCTTTTCCGTGCTTTTGGAATGGCCACTTATAGTCGTCACCTAAAATTAAACCACCGCTTTTTACAACCTTCAATGCGTTAGAAAGATCGCGATAACAACCTTCAAATGAATGATCGCCGTCAATGTAGATCCAGTCTAATTGTTCCTCTAGCAAATCAAACCATTCATCTGAAGTAGTTCGATGAATAGTGACATTATCATGCTCTTTAAATTTTTTCACAACGTCATTATAGACTCTGTCGTAGTATCTCTGAAATTGGGTTTCATCTGCACCGCCAGTGACCTTAGAATATCTTTGCAGATAATTGTCATAGCCACCATGCTCAGTGCTTTCTTTGTATGGCTCTACGCTCCACGAGTCGACCAAATGAAGACGCTTGACTCCTTTTTTGGCAAACTTGATGGCAGTATTTCCCATCCATACACCAATTTCAGCGCCGACAGTATCTTTTTGAATAAGATACATAATGTCCTTAGAATCTTTGTTTGTGCTTGAACCCATCATATCCAATAATTCCTTTTCGCTCCGCTATCGAAGTCAAATCCCCAATAGTCAATATCTTTCTTGTACCAATCTGCTACTATCTGAATTGTATTCTCATCATAGTATTCTCTATAAGAGGACTGGCGATAACCTGTCACATTTCTTGGCTCTGGGTTGAACAGAACGCCAAGATATTGCCTAATATCTTCACTGTAATTTTCAAAGCGCAAAATATCACAACGAACCTTACCTGTCTCGTCGCTGACATAATCAAAGGCAGGATACCAGCCGCGAATAGCACGGTGCCAGAAAAACTCTTTGTTTCCCCAAATATGTCTCGTTTCTAAAAATGCTTCGAATGAAGAACAATCAACGTAATCGGTTTCACCGTAATGATCAGACCCTTCCTCTTTGTAAATAACTTTTTTCGCGAATTCGTAACGGGAAACAACTCGGCTCCATGGGTTGCGAACAATAGCAAATGCTTGGTGAGATTCCCTGACTGATTTGTTCCAATCAACCCATCGAGCATGTTCATTACCATGATGCTCGCCGTTTTCCTTCATAACGCGATGAAGATCTTTGGTGTATTTTGGATTGATATGCATTTCTGGGGTGGCCAGGATAACTTTATCGCGCAGTCTAGGATTGCGGCGAATAGTCATCCCACCATTCTTTGGGATGTGTACGAAAATCTTCATGTCAACTCAACTATTGCATCAACTATTGCATTTGGATCTGGTATTTGCAGATCATAATAATTACCAAAGTGCTTGTCCTTGTTATAGAACAAATTCTTTTTCGTCATACAGTTTATATAGGTGCTGTGTATACCAAGAGAATAATTCTGCAGAGCCAGCGAAATGTTTGTCTCATTTATTTCTTGAGTTAGTATGATCAACTCAGCAGGAAGATGCTCTGGGTGACAGAGCGCCAGAGTATGTAATGCGGACCCCTCAGCGGCACAGACTATCACTGAATTTTCTAGCATCCAAATTTGCTCACCGATAGAATAATCTTCTGGGTGTACGACTAACCAGCCGTCCTCTTCCATTTTCTTATCCAGTTCTTCTTCGCCTTCAGTGATCCTAAAACTTTTTCCGAACTTAGATCTACTCAAAAATAACTTTTCGGCGCAGACGCTGGGCGACACTAATTTGTTGCCATAGGCACTTGTTGTTTTAAAATACTCTGGATAAACTTCAACTCCGAGCGAAAAAGAACTCATCGCAACTTCAAGTTCTTCAACCATAACAGGTTCGTTGACAATGCTTGGGAAAGACTGAAAGAGTGGCCACTTCCAATGATTGAAGTAGGTTGCCTGAGGCATATTATCCCTATCATATAAATGACTGGGATATTGATGATTTGAAAGGTTGATGAGAAGAGGTTTATTGACTCGAGCATCAAGTAATTTATGACACCGACTCAAAGTTTCAGTTATGAAATGTCCATAATGCCACCCGCAGTAGTAATCGATGTAATGCGCAGTTGGCATTTTTCTCTCATACTTTTTGGGCGGCTCCATTGTATATTCTTCGCCTGTAAATAAGTTACAGCGAAACGGATAACCTTGGAAATAATGACGAGAGTCCCAAACTAAGAAATCGCCTTTCCAAATACCTTCTTTGGTAACAATGACATCTTCCAGTTTTATTGTTTCGGTGAACTCTCCTGGATCCAAATTTGGTTTCCAGTAGTTGAAGATTTCAGCGTATGAGTGTATGTTCATCCAATCTGCTTCATTAAATGTTCGACGTTTTCGCCTGCATTTGGCAATTTGTCTTTCAAAAAGAAATGCACGAAATGCGCTTCAGGAATGAACTCATCCTTAACACCCTTAAATAGAGCATTCCAACGCCAGTCCATATCTTGAATCACAACCTTTTCTTTCTTTACAAACCAGTTGAGCAGCGTCTGGTCTGTTGACCATTTCCACGCGCCCTTACCATCAATAAAATCTTTAAACTCTGCTCGCTCTAGGAACTGTTTAGGTGTCTGACCTTTTAGATGGCGGTCGAATGATGAATTCATAATCATCATGCCCATGTTATAAAACTTAGCTCCCCAATCTCGCCAGTCCCAGTCAATACCTTCCCCTGATAAACTGTTGTACTGCATACTAGAATAGTTTTTGATTTTCATGGCATATGCGCCACTGATAGGCATGTCACGCTCAACGCAAGCACCGAACTCATGCAGTGCACCAAACTCATCGAAGATATTCGGGGCAGTCGGACGAATGTAGATATCAGCATCAATAATCGCGACTTGATCGTGAGTCTTCAGGTAAGCAAACGCATTTTCTTTTTCATAGATCGGTAAGAAGCCACCGTGCTTTTCATACGACTCTTTGCTACGATTGGTAGCAAAAATATCTGGCTTGATGCGCAGGATTGGTTTGCGCTGGACGACGTGTTCAATATCATACTTTTCGCAATATGCCGCGACAGAAGCAATACAATGATCATACAACTTGGACGTTTTACCCACATACACTTGATATATTACACGTCTCATTTTCCCACCTTTCCATTATGTTCTGCGGTTGTGCCTAGATCGTAATTTACAATTTGAAAGGCGCACAACCAATCTTTTACAGCAGCTTCAAGAGCTATGCTATTCCCTTCCAACCCACTAAAATCGACAAACTGTTTCATTATAAAACCGTCGACGTTTTCATTTTGTTCGCCAATAGAATTATTAATTATAGTCTTTGCAGCGGAGTTAGTCAAGTAATATCCCGCTCCAGGAGCAACCCTTTCCTCTCCCTTAAACCATGCATCATCATTCCTAGGGAAAGACGCGAACAGCATCATTTCTTTTTGTCTAGGGTCAGTAATAGGACGAGTGGGATATGTGTCGTGCTCTATGACGAAAGCACCTTCAGTATCATTCGCTGCTATCTGTTTCCACACCCTATAGTGGCTGTCCCATATTGCCTTTTCAATTTCACTAAATGAATTTCCGTTCCATTTTTTCTCAGCAAACTTTAACTCGCCTGTTGTATTTCCTGGTGTGCTTGCAGGAAAAATTTCGGGATAGATTTCAAAGTCATTCCAGCGATTGATGCATATATCAGCATAGTATTGAGACAACTCATTGCCTTCAATAGCTATCATATAGACTTGCATCAAAATACCTTTACATTATATTTCTCAGCAAACTCTTTAGCGTCCTGTTCGTCGTTCACCATTGGCTTGCCTCTGATATTCAGCGATGTGTTCAGTAGCATGGGGACGCCTGTTCGGTCATAATAACATTCGATGATCTGACGAAATACTGACTTACAATCTTTTGGTACGAGTTGCACCCTTCCCGTTCCATCAACGTGGGTGACTGACGAGTAATCATGTTTTGCCTTTGCAGTAAATTGCATCCATCGGTTCATACGACCTTCGAAATAATCTTCGGCGTGCTCCTCTAATATCGCAGGAGCAAAGGGTCGATACTTTTGCCTCCTCTTGATTTGGTTTACAGTGTCTTTAACATCGTAACGTACATCAGCAATTAGCGAACGATTGCCATATGCACGATAAGAAAACTCAGCTGGACCATTAGCGATGCCGCAAACCTTTTCTTTCAATAGATAGTCAACAACTTGCTCTGGGTCGACCTCTCGGTCGATATTGTAACCAAGGAAGGGACTAGTCCAGTTGATCCTATCTTTACCAGTATCCTGCATGTAACCATATGCGGCTGAGCCAAGACTTGCACCGCCATCTCCTGGATTTAGGTCGACCCACATATCGTCAAACAGATCAGCAAAGTAAGTATTAGCCACAATATTTTGAGCAACGCCGCCGCTATAGCAAAGTTTGCTGCCATATTTGCGAGCTTCTTTCATAAACTCATACAGGTAATGGTTGGTGAGGTATTGTAAAGATGCAGCTGCATCCTCTTGAGTGGCGCAAGAGTCTAAAAGAAATCTAACAATTTTGCTGAGAAAAAGATCTTTGGCGAAGTATTTGCCAACCCACTCAACGTCGACCCACTCAGATTCAACATCCCATTCAGGGATACAGGAGAACCGCTCCACCGCTTCTTCACCAGCAGTGGGTTTGCCATAGCTGGCTAATCCCATCACAACATACTCGTCTTCATTAGGACGCAACCCAATTTCGGCTGTAAACCACGCCCAAAGATATCCGATTGATTTTGGGAACGTGACGTCTTTTACTAGGTTTAAATTGTGATCGTAGATAACAGCTGACTGGTATTCGCCGATGCCATCAATTGCAACCATAACACAATCTTCTCGCGCGAAAGACTCGGGGCGAGTTACGAGTGCGGCAATGCAGTGAGTTAGATGGTGACCAGCAGAACGACCGTCGTATACAGCGGGGTGCTTTTTCCACATCTCACATTCTTTTGTGAATTGATGCGGCGCATGCATGCGAAGAGTTTCTAAAATTCCTTTGCGAAATTTCTCACGAACGACCCAGTCGTCATTACAGATTACTTCACAATCATCTTTGTTGTAGAATTGATCCCAACATTCTTTTGGAATGTAGTCGTCGTGCTTGACTTTAGTGTAGCGTTCAGCCTGAGTTGCGAATAATATATCGCCATTTTCATCAATAAGGGAGAACCCTGCATCATGCAGGTATTCTCCCGCCACACCAAAATATTTCATAACAAATTAATGCTCTTATTTTCCTTTAGTGTACGCCTGCGCTCCAAAGAAAGCAGCAACCAAACCAGCCACAGCTACAAAATATGTAGGAGCCATATCGCCAAGGATATTGCTCGCTTGATCTAGCCCAATAAAATTAGCAGCAACAACAGCGAAGGGATAGAGCAACATACCACCAAGAGCGAACCATGCCATGTTTCGCTGAGCGTCTCGCATCGCGTCGGCATCTTCAAGTTCTTTGCGTTTGAATTCAAGATAGAGCGCCTCTTCTTCTTTGCTTACTTTTCCGTCACCATTGGTGTCGGCTGGGTGAAACCCAGACTTTTCTTCGTCAGACATGTCAACTCCTTATTATTATACGTTTTCGAGTCGTGACATCAAGCGTTCTGCTCGATTAGTCACTTGACGATACCATAACGAGTCTCTTCCTTCAACCGCCGCAGTTGCCCAATCACCCTGTTCAAGTGCAGCATTAAATTTTTTGAATTTAGACAGACGAGTTCTGCCCATGTTAAACATCATATTGACCAAGATTTCTTGCACTTCGCCAGGAATTCCTTCCCAAACATCAGCACCATAAAGAGCAACGCATTCACTTATTGCCAGATCAAGATCGCGCTCAAAACACTCACGGACACGCTCTTCACTAATAGGGGTTCCGACGTCGGCTCCATGCTCTGGATCTGACTCAAGCACGAGATGTCCCACTCCGAAGGTTGGGTACCCAAGATGGTCCAGATAAATTTCATTGACGACTCCTTCGTCTATTTTCAGCTGTTCAAATACTGCTTCCCTGTTCATAGGTTTTCTCTCTCTTGCATTTCTTTTGTCATAATATAGTCACGCACGAAATCAGAACGAACAATATC